GAAATATAAAAAAACGGTGTAATGATCCGGTGTGCTGTATTAAGATTGCATTAAGGCGCTCATTCTTTGTTTAAAAATACAATTAAGGGAATGAGCAATCGAGATTAAGTCCTTAAAATTGGGCACTCCCTTTGCTACCGTACATATCGAGGAGGTGTCTTTCATGGAAATACACTCAGTGTTGGCAACACTACCATATAGTATTAAAGCCTACGTGGTTGAAAATGCAGATATGAGTTTCACCATTGTGTTAAATGATGCTCTATCGCATGAGCAGAACTGAGAATCCTATCTGCATGAGTATGCACATATTGTAAATGGTGACTATGATAAAAAGTGCACCGTGGATATAATTGAGATTACGGCACATAAATAGTGTTGATATGGTTGCATCGGTGCAACAGAAAGAGAGGAACTATGGACGAAAAAGAATTTGAAGAACAATTATCGCAACTTGCAGAGCGTGTTTCAAAAAAGGAAACGGATATCAATACATCCATAAAACTTTTTGAGAACAAAAAAGTGCGAACTGCATGGGACGAAGATGAAGAAGAATGGTACTTTTCCATTGTTGATGTAATATCTATTCTGACTAATCAAGACACTCAACGAAACGCAAGTACATATTGGGCTGTTTTAAAAAAGAGATTAAATGATGAGGGAAGTGAACTGCTTACAAATTATAAGCAGTTGAAACTGACCGCGGCTGATGGTAAAAAACGATTGACAGATGTTGCTAATACAACCCAACTTCTCAGACTCATACAATCTATTCCATCACCCAAAGCAGAGCCATTTAAAGTTTGGTTATCAACCATTGGAGCGGATCTGTGACTCAAAAGATGGATTTGCATATTCTCCAAACTGAATGTTCACATTGACATCCTGAACCGGTTGCTGCACCAGAATGTTATACTCATTTATACTTGCAGAAATCACCTTTGGCAGTATTTTCTGCAGAGCTTCAATATTGGCATGTCTCAATTAATTCATCTACCTTGTTCATTCTCTGTCCCTCCTTCCTGCTTTGTGTGAATTCTTAAATCAACTTTCGGTTGATTTCAATGGTAAAAAAATATGATTTGCAGATAATTTATAAATTCTGCTCATCATCTCCACCTGTGCAGGCTTTGGGATAATCTTGCCCTTCTCCCAATTGACAAGAGTCTGTTTGCTTATATGCATCGCTTTTGCTACATCGTCCTGTGTCAGTCCCGCATTTACTCTTGCCGCCGCCAAGCTAATCTGCAATGTCTCCACCTGTTATCATCTCCCTTCTGCTCCGTTTGTTTTCCATTGGCTTTTTCCTCCTCCATTTGATGGATTAATTATAATTCAACTTAAAGTTGATGCTAATACTAAAAGTTGAATTTTTTTATTGTTTTCTTTCAACTTATATTTTATAATATAATCACGATATCAAAGAAGGGGGCGATAAAAATGTCAGAATCAGAATTTAATGCTATTTTTTCTAAACGCCTTAAATATTATCTTAAAAAGCATGATATGACGCAATCAGAATTGGCAAAACATCTTAATGTTAGTACTCAATCTGTAACCAATTGGTGTAAAGGGGATAAGTCTCCAAGAATGGATAAAATAGATGCTATGTGCCAGCTTTTTCACTGCAGAAGGTCGGACTTGATGGAGGAGAATACAGACGTCCCCCCATCGTCAAAAATATGCAAAGGAGTTGTAATCAACGTCCTCGGTCGTGTGGCTGCCGGAATCCCCATAGAAGCCATTACAGACATTATAGATACGGAAGAAATCTCACAGGAACTTGCAAAGACTGGTGAATTTTTCGGATTGCAGATACACGGTGACAGCATGGAGCCAAGAATGTACGAAGGTGACGTGGTTATTGTACGCCAGCAGGATGATGCCGAAAGCGGAGATATTGTCATTGCTCTGGTAAACGGTAATGATGCGACCTGTAAAAGGCTTACAAAATATGCAGGCGGAATCAGCTTGGTTTCTCTCAACTCTGCCAAATATGAACCTATGGTATTCAGCAATAAAGAAATTGTAGAAAAGCCTGTTCGCATTATTGGTAAGGTCGTAGAACTGCGGGGAAAGTTTTGAGGTATACATATATGACTTTTATGCAAAAATTTATGAACGATAGAGAATTTGAAGAACAACTACAGGCAATGTTGCAAAGGAATACCGCACACTTATCAAAGCAAGAAACCGTAGACGCACAGATTGTAGAAACAATACCACAAGAATCTGCTTCTACCGAAAAAGAAGTTATTCTATATCAAACAGATGACGGAAATATAAATGTATCTGTGTTCTTTTATAATGAATCATTCTGGCTCTCACAGAAGGCTATGGCAGATTTATTCGGAGTTGACAGAACAGTTATAACAAAACACCTTTCTAATATATTTTCTGATAAAGAATTAGATAAAAATTCAGTATGTGCAATTTTTGCACATACTGCTTCAGATGGCAAAAAGTACAACACGCAATACTATAACTTAGATGCAATTATTTCTGTTGGATATCGTATAAATTCATATAAAGCTACAAAATTTCGTCAGTGGGCAACTAAAACTTTACGTGAATACATGATAAAGGGCTTTGTTATTAATGATGATATGCTTAAAAATGGAAAGTCATTCGGTAAAGACTATTTTGATGAGTTACTGGAACGCATCAAAGAGATTCGTGCCAGTGAGCGGCGATTCTACCAAAAAATTACCGACATATATGCACAATGCAGCTATGACTACGATCCTAAAAGTGAAACAACACGAACCTTTTTTCAAACAGTACAAAATAAACTCCTTTTCGCTATAACCGGTCACACAGCCCCCGAAATCATTGCCAACCGGGCAGACAGTTCAAAAGAACATATGGGAATGCAAACATGGAAGAATGCTCCGGATGGAAAAATTTTGAAATCCGATGTTACGGTTTCCAAAAATTATTTATCTCAAAAAGAGCTTTCCGGTCTTAATGATATTGTCAATATGTATCTTGACTACGCTGAAAATCAAGCCAAGAGAAACAAACTAATGTCTATGAATGACTGGATAACAAAATTGGATTCTTTTTTAAACTTCAACGAATATGACATAATGCAAAATATTGGGGTTGTATCTCGTAAAGTGGCGGATTCATTAGCAATAAAAGAATATGAAAAATACAGAATCATTCAGGACGACAACTACATCTCCGATTTTGACAAAGCAACTGAAAAATATCTATAAATAAAATCTGCCCCGATACGCCAATACCGGAGCAGATTCGGAACCACATCGGGAAACCGATACCAGGAGGATATTTATGAACGATAGAGAATTTGAAGAACAACTACAGGCAATGTCAGAAAGAGTCTTAAATAAAGCTCTTACCGAAGAAGAGAAAAACAATTATACAGAATCTCTTTTTGAGTCTATACGACATGTAAATGAATATGGACAGGAATTCTGGTATGCCAGAGAGTTGCAGATTGCATTAGAATATACTGAATGGCGCAATTTCTGCAAAGTTATTGATAAAGCTAAAGAGGCATGCAAAGGTAGTAAAAATATGGTTTCAGACCATTTTGTTGAGGTCAACAAAATGGTTAGCATTGGCTCTGGAGCGGAACGTGAGTTAGACGATATTGAACTCTCCCGTTATGCATGTTATCTGATTGTACAAAATGGCGATCCCCGTAAAAAGGTCATTGCACTTGGTCAAACCTACTTTGCAGTAAAGACCAGGCAGCAAGAGTTAATTGAACACTATGAAGATCTCTCGGAAGATCAAAAACGACTGGCTATTCGAAGAGAAATGGCAGAACATAATAAAATGCTCGTAGCTGCTGCCAAGGATGCCGGAGTAGAAACTTCCCTAGATTATGCAGTATTCCAAAATTATGGATATATGGGATTGTATGGTGGATTAAAGGCACAGGATATCAAAGAGAGAAAGGGATTGAAAAAGTCCCAAAACATTCTTGATCATATGGGATATGAAGAACTGGCGGCAAATCTTTTCCGTGCTACACAAGCAGAAGCCAAGTTGCGCCGTGATAACATACATGGCAAACAGGAAGCCAACCAGACGCACTATGAAGTTGGTAAAAAAGTTCGTGATACTATCAAAGACTTGGGCGGTACAATGCCAGAGGATCTTCCTACTCCTGAAAAAAGTATTCAACAAATAGAACGAGAAGAAAAGAAAAAATTGAAATAAAAATCTGCCCCGATACGCCAATACCGGAGCAGATTCGGAACCACATCGGGAAACCCGATACAGTCACACTAGACAAGTGAATTGTATCATCTTCCCGGTGAAAACGCAAGCACCGGGCATTTTTATGCCCAAAAAGGGCGGGGTATGGGGTTCTTCTTCCCTCAGCGCCATTTTAGCCAACGACCGCTATATCGGAGTTTATACATGGAATCGGAGAAAAGTTAAGGTTATGGGTAAATGGGCTGGCGGTGGCCCGAATGAGAACATTGTACGCATTGAGAACGCCATTCCTGCCATTATAGATAAAAATACACGGAACATGGTACAAGTCCGCAGGAAGTCCAACAGACGCGCTCAGAACAGCGCTGTGAGGCGTGAATACCTATTGTCCGGTTTACTTATCTGTGATAGCTGTGGAAGTCACTATGTAGGTGTTACATCCATAAATACGCGCGGAGTAGAGACCTCTTACTATATCTGTTCAGAAAAGAAGCGTAAAAAGACCTGCTCGGCTCCCAATATTAACGCTGCCTACGTGGAGGAAATTGTTGCCCATCTGGTGCGTGAAACAATCTCATCCCGCTTGGATGCACTGGTTGATGCTATTTATAATAAATTACAGAACTCTTTGAATGATTATCGTTCCGAACGAAAAGAACTTGCCAACGTAGAACAGAAAATTCAGAACATCACAAACTGTATTACATCCGGAGTAATATACCCGGAACTCCGTCAGGAGATGGACTCCCTACAGGAACGCAAACGCACACTCACAAAAATTCTGTGCGGTGCTCATGGATTGGATATTAATCGGGAGCAAATAAAAAAGCTGGTATCTTCAAAAATATCCAGCTGCGAAAACATGAAATCCCTGATTCGGTTATTTATCCTTAAAATAATTGTACACCAAGACAAACAGCTTACCGTTCATCTTGGTGTCGCAACTTTTGACAGTAGCGAGAGGGGGATTTGAACCCGTTGATGGCAATTTTGAGCAAAAGACGAAAATATCATGTTTTCACCAAAAGTACCGTAAATACTGAGGTTTTCTGTTCTAATATTATAGATTCTATTCTATTAATTTATTGCATATTATGACATTTTAGACTGCTATGCAACACGAAATGCAACACGAAAATATAAAAGAATAGTTTATACTTATTTTTCCTCTTTTATATTTTCGTGTATCTGTTTAACTGTTGTCAATGAACATTCGCACAATCTTTCCATCAACTCATAAAGTTCTCGTTTTTGTTTTAGCGCTTCCTGTATCTCTTTTTCTGTTAAAACATCGTTGCTCATATGTACCTCCCTCATAATAGTTTTAACAATATTTACATTCTTGTTATAGTTTATTTCCATGCCATTATTTTCTCGTTTGTTTTAATTACTTTTGTTTATTATATCAAAGCGCATAAATTTGACAATAGATTTCCGCTATAGCGGAATTATTTTTTAATATGTAAACAAATCCCTTGCATCAACACCTAAAGCGTCTGCTAACTGACACAATACTTGTAATCCCGGTATCTTTTTTCCAGTTTCAATATCCGCTATATGCGTCTTGCTGACTCCTGACTTCTCTGCCAGTTCCACTAGAGATAGTCCTTTTCTCAATCTCATTTCTCGTATACAAACTTTAACTTCTATCATAACACCATTATCATACTTCTTAATTAATCAAACAAATTTGGTATCTTATGGTAAAAGTATTTTTTCTATACGATAAAAATACAGCCCCTCAGAGAATCCAATCTCCAAGGGGCTGTTGCACCGGTGCAATTACACCTTTTCTGTATATTTTAATGAAATCCAACCCGCGCCGGACTTCAACTTGCCCCAGCCGTTCTGCTCTGCAACGATGGTGTACACCTGTCCCTTTTTAACGGAACCAGTCACCTTGTAGGATGTGCCTGCTCCGGCTCTGATGTTCAGTACACTGGCAGTAATGCGTACCTTATAGGCGACTGCTGCCGCCTCCAGTTCCGGTGTGGTTACTCCCAGCAGCTTGTTTACCTCTGCAGCAATGTAACTGTGCTTTCCGTACAGATAATCGCCGGGACACGCCTTTTTCGCAAACCAACGATGTACGGTCATGTTCTGCTTGTCGACCTGTCCTATCAGACTCTTGTCACCCTTCCACAGCAACCGCTGAATGCCATTCCGTCGGCAGATGTCCGCCACCAGTTCAATCAATGCTGCCATAGCAGCATCGGTTACTCTGTACGGCTGTTTGGGTTCGCACGCCACTTCAATGGTGACAGCCCGGTGGTCGTTCGCCCGGTTACTGCTGCACCAGCTACGGTCTGCTTCCGGCACGCACAAGCCGATACTTCCATCATATCCCACAACGTAGTTGCATGATGCACCGGAAATGGGATTCCGCTTGGTGAAGCGGCTGCTGTTACAGCCGGATTTCGCTGTTACCTGCCCAACAAAACAGTGAATGGTAATGGTGTCAATCTTATGATTGCGGGGGCTGGTCCTGTTTGGACTAATGCGCTCGTATGTAGTTAACGGACTATTACTCATTTTCTTCATCCTCCTTATCCTCTGCCAAAGCAGCCTTCTCCTCTACCTGCTTCTTGATATATTTCACGACAGGCATCAGAAAAGGCGGCATTTTCACTCCAATATCCACCATGTTCTCCAAAATGGATATAATCTCATTTACAACCAACCACACCGCCACCACGGTTGCCACCACAAACGGCACTGAAACCGTGACTCCGGCGCAGTCTACCGCGTACTGAATCAGAATATCCACAAAGGCACCCACAAGCACCAAGAGCCACATACACACCTTTTTAATGATGCCGCGGATGCTCTTATAACTGCTGATGCTGTCATTGCGGTACTTGACCGCGCACAGTCCGGTGGCGTAGTCAATCACATTGCACCCAACTAACAGGAATACCGGCACCGCCAGCACTCCCAGCCAGCTCATCAATGCAGATACCACTGCGATTACTGTTAATTTCACTTTGTCCATCTCTTTATCCTCTTTTCTTTGATTTTTTTATGTTCACCCGTCTCAGGCTCCGCTCTTATCCTCATACTGCACCGCCTATCCCACCACAGTGCGTCCGGTCAAAGTGGCCGGGTTGGTCCAGTTGATGGTACCGTCGCCGGAGGTGTTCTGTCCGGAATCAACGCACCGGCTTGTCAGATTGGTGGTTCCCGAAGCGGCTTTAAATGCAAGTGTTAATGTACCACTATAAGATGCCGGATTTGCATCATTGCTCCATCCCACGGAGGGCGTCATAATCTTTGAACTTGTTCCGCCACAGTCCAGATAAATGTCCCACTGGCCGCCTCTGAAATTCACCCGGCTTGTCGCACTCTTTATTGTGGCTGTAATGCTCTGATACATTGACATATTGATAGCCGCCGAAAGTGTCAACGCCCATGCTGTCGCATACTGGTTGGAAATGCTCACATTGTTAAGATTAATGGTTGCATCATTGTACTTAAAGATTGCATATACTGTCAGGTTGTTTGTCAGTTCCAACTTATTAATAGAGGTCTTCCATACCGTGGTTGTACCGTTACTGCTCCATCCCCTGAATTCTGCTCCGGTTTTAGAAGCATTCGCAACCGTGAACACCGGATTCACAATGGTGTTGGATGTACTGTAATAGCGGTTGCCCGTATACGGTGTAGTTTTTCCATTCGCTATGACAGAAAGCGTGACCGTATGATAATACAATCCGTACAGCGTTATTGATGCAGAGATTGTAAACGCTACTCCGTTTGCATAATCCACACCGGCATTTGCCGCCGTTGAGGAAGCCGTCCACCCCCTTGCCGTCCATCCTGTCAGTGCCGGCTGTGTGAACTGACAAGTGGGATTTAAAACATTTCCGTTGTTGTAGTACCTTGTCTTCGGTATTGCTGTCGGCGTGGTACTGCTATAGAGCTTCACTGTCAAGTTCTGTTTGAATACTGCATACAGCGTAATAGGCTCGTCCACCATCGTCTTGCTTGACAGAACCGTACCAGATGCGGTGTTATCCTCCCGCCAGCCAACGAAGGTCCATCCGGTCTTGGTCGGAGTGAAAGTCTTTGGTGACAAGCACGATGCCTCACTGTCTACCTCTTCCTGATAAGTCGTATTGCCGTCTACCTTATAAGTGACAATATTTCCGGCGGAATACACCAATTTATCGCCCAAATATGCTTTTTTGACTTTAGATGCGCCAAGATACAGCTTGCATTGCGCCGCGCCAAGATACAGCTTTGGCATACCGCTCCCTCCTTTTTACGTTAAAATATACAATGTTGTAGTATGACTCGCGGCATCCGTAGGCAGTGTCGATACCGGCTTTAACTCTGTAATGGCGCCGTTCTGGGATAACCCATTAAGCAGTGCCGTGATTGCATTAACATCCTTTGCAGGGAGCTTATCCCCATCCGAATAATTCGTTTTCAGTGCTGCCATAATTCCTCCTATCCCAAGGTGATGGGGAGTACCCATGCCTTGTCATATTGTGCCTGTAGTTTGCTTTTTAGTTCCGATATTTCACTTTCAATCCTGTTATAATCCTCATATGTCGGTGTAGGCTGATTTGCTTTCCACACCGTTGCCTGATAACCAGTCTTGTACGTTGCCGTGTCTATCAATACCACATTATTTTCAATGGCATTCAGTTCCGCCGGATAAATCATGTCAGAGTAGGTTTTTGTTGCCGGAACCACATTTAAAGGTGGAAGATAAAACATTTTGTCAGCCAGTCCATGAAGATATGTGATATTGCCAACTATCCGCGCATAGTCGCCTATCTCAAAGGTATCTGTTGCTTTCCAGTTCGTTTTCGGTGTTGTCCATGCCATATCAAGCCTCCTGTGGTTCGCCAAAAAGTTCTATATACTTGGCAACATCTCTCTGTCCCAGAAAATCCTTAACCGCATCCTCTGTCTTTGGGGTAATCTCTCCAGTGCCGTACAGTACAAAGAAATTCCCATTCGATGTCTTGTACCATCGTCTGTTATTTGTCTCATCCAGATAAATAAGAGTGGACGCTGCTGTATCATACAGCAATCCGTTAATAATTCTCATCATTGTGTATTACCTCCCGTCATCTTTAACGCCCGACGCATCTCCACACTGCCCGAAAAACCGCCATTGAAAGACATACTGCTTGTCTCCGCTTCCACCTGCAGATTATTCACCACTTCCGATTCCATATAGAACAAGTCGGAAGCGTGCAACCTCGGCTCTCCGCGGTATTCTGCGGAATAAGAAATATTGTTGTTGTAATAGTTTCCAAGCCATTCGGCAAGCTGTTCCGCGCGTGCCATTGAACTGATTAACTGATTCTCGCAATACTTATTCTCTCCGGTAGGATTCAGTGTTTTCTTATACCACACATCGTCCTTTACCTGCTGCGGATTGCCGTCGCTGTCATTTTGAAAAGTGAACACCCGCACATATAAATCCTTTGTCGTTTTCTCTTTATATCCGACCGGCTCCGCAGTCATAATATCCCTTGAAAGCAGATAATCCGATAAATCGCCAAAGGAAATCTTCTTTACAAGCACTCTGGCATTGGGCGCCGCCTTCGTAAACTCAAACTGTATTGTGTCAAATATCTTAAACTCGTGATTCAGAAGGTTATGCTGCTTCAAATTTTGGAAAGAAACATTCTCCTGTGCGATGCTGTTCCGATAAGTATGTATCATCAATTTCTGTGGCGGAACACCATCAAAGTCCATGTATACCCCAAAATATATATATCCTGCCGGCAACCCCAGCGCTAACTTCGGGTTTTCTTCAAAATTTCCTTGTGCATCCGCCACCTCAGAAGTCACATAACCGGTATCTTGTGAATAGTTTCCGTCTGCCGGCATTATCAGTTGGCTTCCATCTGCCCTTAAAAACCCGCTTGACATATCCGCATACACCACCGATGCGCCTGTAAGCACATTGTCTGATGTACTCCATGCCGCCGCTCCTGTAGGTGTCACGGTAATGTCCTCCGGCTCAATGACATTCGCAAAATTTGCACGAATGATTATTTTCCCATAGACGTCCTGACACAAAATACAGCGGCAGGCATTGCACAGAAGCTGCAGACATTCTTTATGTTTTGCAACAGGCATTGGATTGATAAATGTCACATCTTTCAAGCACTCATCCACTTCGTATTCATCCGCTTCCAATCCGGCGTCCGTCAATATGGACACCGCTTCTGCGTAAGCCGTCCGGGTATATATTTTATTTCCGAGGCTATAATCATCCTCCATAAAAGAAAAAATATCCTTCGCCGTAAACTGCATTTTCCCTTTCTGCGCTTTCCAGTCAGAGAGAAAAACCGTTGCGGTAGGAATCCATTCGACCGTGCCATTGGATAACGTCATGCCAAATGATAATGTCACTTTTTGCCGCGTCTCCAAAAAATTAATGAAACTGTTCTCGTCATCCACCGCATAATTGCCACTATAATCCAAGACTGAAAGGTTAAAATCAACGCTCGGAAGTTCTGCCGATATGCCGGACACATACTCCTTGATGGATGCACTTTCCACATCATAATTGCCATATGCCAAACCGACGCCCATTGTGATACCGTATATTCGGAGTCGCTGCTGTCCGCCAACCATAGCCGTGGGAGTGATAATAATATGATCCGTATCGCCCAGCACGTCCGTTGTCTGAAACACCCTCTTGTCATTGCTGTAAGACAATGTTTTGGCCGCCGTAGTAACGGTAAAAGCCGTCGGAAAAGCGTCCGAGAAATCCACTGTCAGACCTTTTATGCTGTAAATATTCCCAAAGTCTATCCTTACCGCTCCCAATAAAGTCGTCGTGATGATACCGGTTCGCAGATACTGGTCTATCCCAGCATCCGGAAGAAGCGTTTGCGAACCATCCGTTTTCAGGAATCTCTGCTCCATCGTTGCGTATTCGCACTCTGCCTGCCGCCCCGAAAATGGAAGCTGTTTATTACTCCACTCCGTAAACGCTCCGGCAAATGACGCATCATTCTGCGCCTCCTGATTCACAACTCCAATTCCTACCGATATGTAGGCACGGTCCCGTACCTTTTTTGACATCGCCTGTTTATAGGCATCCGAAGCACTCTGCATTAATCCCACCCGCAATCAATAAGGTTAAATTTACAAGTTTCCATCCGCGTATGAAAAATATCCTCCACCCTCATGGGTTTCCCTGATGTGTCACCGGGGTACATATAAATTGTCCGGCGGATATTGTCATCTCCGGTAAAAGTGACAGGAACCGTGAACGGTTCTATGGCTGCTTTCATGGCTTTCCAGTCCTCGACAGATAAATCACTCCACTGTAAACCGTTTATTTTCCACAAACGTCTGCCTACCTTCTGCCCGACAAAGGCATTATTGGTATTTCTCCCAGCACTCACAGACTGGCTGGTTGCAATATCCAGTCCATAATCCGGGTACGGAAACTTCACTCCGTTTACAATTAAATATTCACTTTCTCGCTCCATTTCCGTCCCTCCTTACGTTGTAATAATCTGCATTCCCATAGACCGCATACCGCGGCTGTTCGCCCTTGCAATGTCCCTGTCACCAATATTGACGGACAAATCCTTTTCGGCAATGACATTGTTACTGTCCACCAGGTCTCTCAAATACGGCAGAATGTCCGCTGTCAATTTTGCAGAAAGCATGTCCCCTAAGGGAGATAAATACTGGAGATTGTTTTCCAACGGTAACACTGCCTCCCGTCCGGCTTCTCCGATATTGGCAAGGGTACTGCCGGTTGTGATACCGCCGTTGGCAAGTCGAGGAATCGAAATTGGCTGTATTTCCTGCAGATTAAAACCCTTTCCAGCCCATCCGCCCGGCAACCAATCAGGTAATTTGATTTTATTCAGTGCCCTAATGACACCATTTACACCGTTAATAACCCCATTTGCCATTGATTCAACCGCTTTTAAGATTCCATTTACAACATCTTTTACGATAGATTTTGCGTCCTCCCAAGCCTTCTTCCAGTCACCATTCACCAAATCGAGGATTACTGCAAATACATCTTTGATGGCGGATAACAGTCCTCCTATAAAATCAATAATGCCGTTCACAACCCCTGATACCATGTCTATTATCAGTGAAATAATTGGAGCCAGCACCGGAACAATATACGTTTTTATCCACTCGATTAAGGGTTTCAGTGTGTTATTCCACAAGTCACTAATCCATGCTACAACAATATCTATTAACTGACCGACAATCTGTATAATGGTATCAATTACCGGCTTTAAATGCTCGTTGTAAGTTTCCTCCACTCTGGTAGCTATCTGCTGGAGAATCGGATTGATATATTGATTCCAAAATTCCTGTGCATTTCCCACAAACTCTGACAATTCTGCCGTCAGTCCATGAATAGCCGGCGCTATATGCTCCTCATACAGCTCCTTGACTCCGTCCATTAACTGGCTGACTATCTGCGATATTGTTCCTGTGACAGTCTCTATGACACCCAAAAGCCCCTCTAACGAACCTCGGATTTCCTCCTGATTGTTTACAAATGGGTCAATAATTAAATGGAGCAAGTCGTCCACCAATTCACCAACCACTTCCATAATGCCACCGAATACATCCGTAAATATCTGTAATAAATCTGCCGTAATCTGTTGCGCAGTATCGCTTCCAAATGCCTGAAATACATATGCAAATGCTTCCGTAAACGTCCCCTGTAACTCTGCTATATCTGCACTAATATCAAACATAGAAATCAGAAAATCTTTTATTCCGCTCAGATTTTGCTCCAAATAAATGGATAATCCGCCAAGGAGATTTTGAGCAACTGTGGCACCAATACTAAGCATGGAAGCCGCCATACTCCCGAAAGAAGTAATCGTATTCTGTACTAGATTGTCAACAGAAGTCCATATGCTTCCATCAGTGAAAATACCAAGCAGCAAATTCTTTATTTTCACTACACTCTCTTGGATGCTTTTCATTTGCGAAGTTATATCCAGATTGCCCCAAGAACTCTGAAATCCATTCACGAAATCTTCTCTCAGCTTAGTTAAATATTGAAAAAAATCTTCATATTTACTCTGAGCCGCATCAACTTCTGTGTTGTCTATTTGAAATGGTTCTATTGTCATCTGATTATCAGCACCACCAGTTCCTCCGGTTGCGTCTTTCCCAGAATCTTTCGATATAACATTTAATTCATCTAAGGGTGCTAACGCTCCCGATGCCGCTTTAGCCGCTTTTTTGGTGGAATCTGCATATGCGTCTACTGCATCCGCCGCGTCCGAATAGCCACTGGCAACTCCTTCTACAGCCGTCGATGTATTCCCCATCTGCTGCATTTGTACTCCGAAAACATTCGCTAAAATATCACTTATTGTCTTTGCAAAACGAATCAATGCCGCAACGACACTATTTATCATCTTGACAACGGGGGTAAGAACCGTAACCAGACCATTTCCCACGATTATCATGAATTCCTTCCACTGTTCCGACAAGATTCGGGTCTGGTTTGCCCACGAATCCTGCGTGTCAATAAAATCATCACCAATGTAAGACAACTGGTTCATAACGTATTGATAGCGAAGCATAACCTTCTCAGACTGAGTCATTGCATCATATGATTTTGTAATCCCCTGCTCCAACGCAAATTGTTTAAGGTTTACTTCTGTCATCACAACACCATATTGTTTCAAAGTCTCCGTTTCTCCTGTGTAAACGGATTTTAATGCAATACCTGCCAAGTCCTGTGATACATTAAAAAACGACGCCATATTAGCAGTTAATTTTGTAAGTTCCAGTGCCATATTTTTAGCATCTTCTGAACTTGCAACCATAGACTTTCCCATACTCATAAAGGTGGAGCCTGTTTGATATGCCATCAAACGGCTCATACCCAGATTTTTAATAGATGAGTCGGCTAATGCGTCCATCTCATCCCGCATATTTCCAAATGCCTTATCCACAACGTTATCTACTTCTTGCAAATCAGATGCCAGAGTAATTGCTTCCTTTCCAAACTTGACAAGCGCAGTCACGGAAAAGGCTATCCCTAATACTCTCGTAATCCCACTAATGCTTGACAGCATCGACTTCATACCAGACTGGAATTGATTTGTATTCAATTTTGTATTAATTCTTACCTCTCCGTCATATCCCCCAGCCATATCTTAATTGCTCCTTCTTTATCCCTTTTTTACTCTGAGTTCTGCCATCATTCGGTCATACTCGTCAATCTTCACCTTTTCGTCAGCCGTAAATTCCTTTTTCTCCTGTGGCTGTTCCAATGCGTATATCCTTTGTGCCTCATGAACGGCTTTCCTCTCTTCATTTCCCATTTTTGATGTAACTTTTTTACGACGTATCTCAATTACCTGCATAAACGAGGACTGTTTGTGTGGCATATTCCAAAGCAACCCACAGAACACCCACCAGTGCATATCCTCCGTAGACAGGTCTATTCCATATATCTGCCGAAAATCGGCATAAATACGCCACTGGTCGATGTCATAATCACTCAGTCGGCGTTTGTCCTGTGACGACCCCGGCTTATCATGAAACCATCCGTTCAAGAACCACTCAACACATTCTTGAAGTTCGTATCTGTCCGGGTGTTCCCTGTCATCAAACAGTAAATGGATAAGAACATCACTCTTCTCGTATTCATTCAGTTCTTTGTCATACTGGATAAGAAATACCTGTATGCCAATCCGAAACGATGTATTGACCTTATATCCATGCCATTCATCAGGAAGAGGGTCAAGCATGACATTGATCATACTTTCGCCCCTTTTCTGCCAGAATTATAACGTTTACGGTTCATCTCATATCGTTTTCCAAACAGTTTGTTCATAACAGGAATAACATTTTCAACGAAATCAAGAAGAGCAACTTCATCCGGAATAATATTTCCATAAACATTTTTAATGGTATTTTCACCAAACAAATCATCAATCTTTTCCACAATTTGCTTTAAATACTTTATCCGGATATTGTTAATTTGAAGTTCTTTAGCAATATCTGTATCCACAACATTTTCTGTGTGCTCACGTTTCCATACAGCAGCTTCATTTTCGCATTTTTTATATATTTCCTGTAAGTCTGTAATAATCCGTCCGAAGCGCTCCGCCGTTCCCGCGTCCGCCACGTTCACATTCAGGACGGTAATTACTTCTCCGTCCTCATCCTTAATTGCAATCTTTTTAAGACCTCTGTCTAATACCAATTCTTCCATACTGATTAACATCCTTTCCTAATGTGGGGCGCCAAGGAAAGGTAGGCACCCCATATATGCTAATTTTTAATTAACACCTAATCTGTTGTCTTAGCTGCCCACGAATAAGTCACGCCACCAGATGCGGACGCGCCGATTGTAACCGTTCCAAGTTCCACATCACCATTTCCATTAATCTGGATAGCCGCTGTCAAGGTGTCACCACCCGCACCGCCTACACTGGAAGGACATACCGTGACCGGAACCTTGATACAGTCTCCGGTTGCTCCCGTAATATCCGTCTTGAAATACCGGTAATAATAAGTCTCGCATTTCTTTCCGGTGGGAAATGTTTTAAGCAAAGAATCCACACATTTCTGTACCTCGTCAGATATGTACTCTCTCTCCGGTGTCATGCTGAGTGCATATCCCTTAACACTATTGCTCGCATTCTTCATGTTCACATACTGTTTAGAATTCGTATTAGGTCCCCAATCCTCAGAAATCTCTGTGAATCCATCTCCCAGCTCCACAATATTGCCGGTCGTGGAACCCATTAAAGGGCCAATGTCCAATAAAGACACCATGTTTGTTCTATCTTCTGCCATGTTGTTTCTTCCTCCTATTTCTTATAAAAATATTTAAGCTGCATATTAATTGCATACATCACCGTGTTTTCGTTCTGTCCGCCGCTGAACACCGGCGACGTTCTCACAATGGATTCCAGTGTCAGATGTGGGTCTTTAAACTCAATCCCACTCTCCTCCATCCATGCCGCAAGACTATTGAGCATTTCCTGCGCATCAATACTCGCCTTGTTTGTTGTTGGTGAGCATTTATAAACTATCTGAAAAGGCATCTGCGCCACATAGCTGCCACTGACATACTTTTTCAGATATACCGCGCCCTGCATAGGAAATAATCCGATAGACCTGTCTGCATTAACAAAATTCCACCTTACAGACTTGTTGTCTGCTTTAAATTCCCTTGGATAATCCGGATATGCCAATACAAGTGCCAAAATACCTTTTTGCGCATTCTCCGCATCCCGGATAGTAAGCGCCTCTGCTTCTGCCATTTACACGCCCCCTATTTCAAAATGAGGTAAAATATCCTCGTATTTATCAATATTTGTGACCTTATAGACATCATCAAAATTGCTTCGCATCCATTCGTAGGCATCCGTTTCCGGCAGTTCAACGGCTGTCTGATCTCCCTTAACAAAAAAATCTTCCGTGGAATGAAATGTGATGTAATTCTTCTTTTCATCCTCCGGCAGAGCATCCCACGCTTTCGGAGCCATGTATGTTTTGTTGACATCATCAATACATACAAACAGCTTTGCAGCATCCGCACTCGCCATGCCGCTCTTAGAGACGTTCGCACCCTTGGTTTCCACAAGGTTTACACCCTCAAGCAGTGTTGGATAATACGTTTCTGTCTCCGTGTTTGGGTCAAAAAATCGGTTAAAAAGCGTGACCGTATTGTTGTAAAACAATCCAAATCCCATTACTCTACCCCCGCATATAACAGCCCCGTATCAGACAGGTAATCTGCAGCAGCCTCATATAATAACCTCTCCTGTTTCTGCTTATCAGCCAGCGCACTTGTAATACAGGTGCTATTATCTCCGAAGCTGATAGACTGCCCGCCGGAGGACATAGATTTCACATTGCCATGCTCCACGGTGTTTGCATTCCGACTCGCCACATCAAGCTGATACATCAAGTCCATAACAGCACACTCAGCCTTCTGAATAGCCGCTCCGTACTCTCTAAGCACATCCTCATTAATCCGTCCATAGCATAAAGCCTGTAACTTATCCGCCGCGCGGGATTCCCATTTAGGGAATGAGGGTTCCTCTACGGAATCCCCATAGTAAACTCCAACATAAAAACTGTAATTTACGAATCCCATAAATGAACCCTCCTGCCATTAGCCTCTTGTGATGATCTGTGCAATTCCGATTGCTTTCGCGGGATAATACTTCTTTACGCTGGAATCATTATTGTTTGCCAGTTCCCAGTTTGAGCCGTTCTCCAACTGTGCATCTGTAGGAGAAATAATGCTGGGGCTTTTCCAAGAGATTCCAAAAGGCGCAAAAGTTTTTCTCTGTCTGGAAACCAGCGTGGTTTCACCGCCATTAGTAAGCGCATCTCTCTTCATTTCAGAAGGGGTCTTGACTCCGCAATCGGTCATTTCGATGGCGCCGTTGCCGAGAACATAGGAAGTGTAAGTTGTATACGCTTCGTAGTAGGTTGCAATATCCGCCGTCTTAGGCTCTGCAACCGCTGTGTACTTGCCACCGGACAGGGTGTAATAGGTCTTGCCAGACACAACAGCCGTGTCCGCAGTCGTTTTGTAAGCGATTGCAGTCGGCATGGTATCATCAACCAGTACCAGTCTGCCGTTCAGAGTTGCCAAGTCAAGGTTTCTCTCAATACCATCTGCATCCGTGTACTTCATGTACTCTAACAGCTTAAGGTTTTCAAGATGAGTTGCCACAACAGAGTGCATGATAACCATGCTGAACTTGCCCTTGTTGTCTCCGAGAGCCTGCTGCATAGCATTATTAAGGGTTGTGGCATCAAACACTCCATCGGCATTTGCAGAGATATTGTAGGTGTGAGCCTTTACAAAGTTTGCACTCTCGCCCCCGGTCATGTTAAATACACCCTTAAGTGTAGAAATCAACGTGTTCTGGTCAATATCGTCAAAATACTCTGCGACCTCTCCGGCTGCTGCAGAATAGTCGTCCCCGGAAATATCAGATACGAAATCCTTCTCCACCCATGCTCCGGCACGTCCAACTACAATACGCCCCATCGCATAGTTGCCGCGGTTGGTAGCCGTGATGTTGGTCTTGCCATCGTAATTGACAGGAGTACCGGAAATTCTCTCCTTAATCAGAGTGGTAATAAAGTGACCGCCCTTCTGGTCGGACAGCATAGATGCGTACTCCGGTTTTGTTACAATGGCACCGCATTTAAGCAGCTGATTCAGCCGCAGGTTAGGTGTCTGTCTTACCAATGTGTCAAATACTTCTCCATTGAAATTAACGTGGTCAAATAACATTTTTTATTCTCCTTTGCGTTTACTTTTTTCTCAGATACGGCGTAATGTCCATATCCGGATTCTGGTTTTTCAGTTTCATAAGTTCAGCAACAGACATCTTAGACGGGTCGCCCTGAATGGAACGTCCGTAAATAGAAGAACGTCTGCGCTGTGCTTCTGCGGTCTTTTCATCTACAAGAATGTTGGGTTTGACCTCTCCCTTTTCATCCTTGACAATACTGTCAAAAAGGTCTGAAATGCTCTTACCTCGTGCCTCATCGGAGTTGAGTTTCTCGACCAGCTGAGCCTTGATAGCGTTCGCCGTAATATCGTTTACGAAATACTTATCCTCGAAGAAGGCTGACACAATACCCTCAAGCCTTGCCTTTTCGTCCTTCGCCGCGCGTTCCTTACGCTCACTCTCCAGTGTGGCAGTCAATTCCGAAATCTTCTGATTCAAAGCGTCTGCATCCGGTGTGGAATCTTTCAAAGCCTGTAATTCTTTCTCAAGGGTTTCCTGCTTTCCTACAAGCTCCTTGTTTTTCTCCTCAAGTTCCTGCATTTTGGAAAGTTTCTTGTCCATCTCAAATTTGCTCACCCAGTCCCCGGATAATGCTTTTTCTACCTCCTCGGTAACTTCCACTCCAAGTAATTTCAGTTTGTCAATGATGTTCATTCTTGTATTCCTCTCTTTCTTAAAAGTTGTTACTCCGGTCAGTCCGGCACGAATGAGTTGCTATTTACTCCATAGCTGGCAATTTTATAAAAGAAAAAGCACGCCCAAAATAGGACGTGCCATATCAGCCATCCTATAATTTTTTTAGGTCAGCGAACGGATTCCTGCGCTCCGCCCGGTGCTTATTCATTTGTTAGCTCTATTTTATCATGAGATAAAATAAGTTTTGTGCCATTTTTCACAAAAAAGAGAGCCTATTTCTAAGCTCCCTTTTCTCGGTCTTTCAATTTGCAAATGTTCAGTCTTAACTCTCGTATTTGTTCTTCACTCAACGTCATTGCCACACTCATAATCTCCATCAAGAGTGGATTATTATGTAGCGTCTCTTTAATTTCCTTAATCTTCACTTCTGTCATGTCGGATGCCCTCCATACTCATCTGCGCATTGCAATCCCTAATCTGCTCCATCAGTACAAAGGGAAGTTCATATTGTTCTACCACGGAAACTGCATGGTCACACTGGTTTCTTTTGATTGCTTTGTATGTCGATACTCCAAACTGCCGTTTTAATTCGCGGTGTATGTCCTGATATACTCTGCCTCGCATGGAACTATCTTTATAAGCGCTACTTTCCTTACCTCCAAGAGCATCCACGCCGCGCTTATGTACTGCTGTAGTGATTCTATCACATTCAACTGCCAGAAGCGGCATGTCCTGCTTGAAGTCGTCAAGTTCCTGCTTCACCGTATCTACCTTCTCATTTACTTCAAACAATGCCTGACTTTGGAGCTGTAACATCTCCAATGCTGACTTGGGTTTACGAATCTGTTCCTCCATATCATGGAAGCGGTTAATGTAGCGTGCCGTGAACTCTGTACCCTTGATTCCTGTCAGTTTATGGGCGATGAACTCACAGCCTTTTTTTGTTACAAGATAGCAAGGATATTCCTTTCCTCTTTCAGTCTTATATGTGGATTCTTCAAAAAATTCTGACTGTCCAATTTTGGACAATGAAAGTCGATTGCAATATTCTCTAATATCTCTCAACAATTTGTTATGGTCTTTACCAACCATTTCTGCCACTTCTCTGCTGTCTAATGTCTGTTCAATCTGATTCATAATTTCAAATTCTCCTTGATTTTTAGGCTGGAATCTCTTATTATGAACATAGAGATTCCGTTTACGGGTTTCTTGTTTTCGAGCAAACACACCAGTCGCCAAACTTACTGTGTTTGCTCTTTTTTTGCTTCCAAATCCTTTTTTACACAACCAGTGATATAATCCTTCAATGTAATACCATTAGTAAAACAGAAGATTTTTAACTGTTTGTGAAACTCTTCATTGAGTTCAATGATTACTCTCTTCATTTTCTCTCACCTCCTTGATTGTTTACTTTTAGAACACATTATTTATTATATTTTCCGTTTAGTGCTTTGTCAATATACTTTTTTACAATTTGTCCATTTTGTGTTATTATGTTTCTAGGAGGTACACATATATGATTAGAATAAAGGAATTACGCACTGAAATGCACAAATCATTACGTGATGTCGCTAGTGAATTGAATATATCCTATTCCTCTCTAAGCAAATACGAGCGCGGTGACCAACAACCCAGTTATGAAACGCTAATACGAATTGCAAATTATTTTAATGTAACAACAGATTACCTAATAGGAATTACTAATTCTAAATCGTCTGAAAACAGAAGCATATGCGACCAATTAAATCTTTCAGATGAAGCAATTCAAAAATTGAAACAGCTTCCACTAATAGTAGATAAGAACAATGGAATTTCCTTATCTGATATTCTGAATTTCATAATTATACAACCAGAATTTGAGCATCTATTAAAAAGTATCCTTTTATACAAAGCAAGAACTCCAGCTGATTGGTGTAATATGAAAAAATATCTTAATGAAGATAACACGGTTCCTTTCTCTCAACATCAAATTAAGGAAATAGACAAACTATACATTGTACAGCAATTTAATAATATTTTATCTCATGTTCTGGAAAACGAAGTTACCACTTACAATACCATTAACAAAACCAAAAACGGTATTATCATTTCCGAACACAAAGATACCACTTCTGACTAAGGAATACCTTGTTGACAAAAATCCCCGCCTACGTCATGTAAGCGGGGATTTTGTTACTGCATATTTTCTTTGCTTATGGTAAAATTCAATTATCATTTTACGCAAAGAAAGGAACATACCAAAATGACAATAATCCGCAAAATTCTTGATTTATTTAAAAAACCTACGACTACAAATCCCGCACCGTTTACTCCTGCATTTACTACATATACTCGCAGCCCCAAAACGGAACAATATTATCGCCGAGAAAAAATCAAAAAAGAAAACAACCTAAATATCAGCTATCAGGATGTTGCTATCTATGATATGAAGCCGTTTTCCTTAAAGCAGCCTTTTCTTTCAGACAACTTTTTTACATGTATTGCCTTGAACAGCTATAATCTCAACAAAGCATACGATTATCTTCATATTGCCAATGCCATCATCAAACCTTTTTATCAATATTTTAATGATGCAATTCTGCCAAATAGAATCGACATTGGCTATATGTATGAACAAAAAGTCCCTATTTCTCACCTTAGGCTTACGCCATACACCTCAACCATGAGAAAATGCAAATATCCATTTTATCTATGGTTAAATTCTCATGGTAATCAAGGTGCTTCCTATCTTTATAGGCTATATTTTGACCAAAACGGGGATTTTAAAAAAGGCGATTTGTACTTGACCAGTGCAAAAACAAGGGTATCTTATCAAATTCAAATTCGTAACGACGGAATCGAAAATTATGTTCGTAGAATTGATAAAACGTTGTATACTAAACCTTATGGTACTACTACACTTTATATTGATGCTCAAAGAGACAAATAAAAGAGGGAGCACTATGCTCCCTCTTAAATGCCATAATCCGTCATATATTCTTTCAGACGTTCTCTATCCGTTTTGTTTTTTTCGCTTTCCCATTTTTTTAAATAGTCATCCCATTGTATGCTTAAATTCCCTCAATATCAAATGCAACAACAACTCACCAAATTCTCCTCTTTTTGCTGTACTAGACCTTTTTAATTCGTTATATGCATTAATATCTTTATCTACACACCACTGTTTCATTAATTGAAAATCTTTGATTTTATAAATACAATGAGCCGCTTCTCTTATCTTTTCAACAATATCATTTTGAGGAATATTTGGATCCTCATATTGTGCAAAAACATATTCTGGAATCGTATTGCATATGGCTTTGGTAAAATCATCCAAGCAATATTGGGGATTTCCTTCATCATCAATATCCATATCAACTAAAAAGGTATTCAAATCATCTTCGTTAACTTTCAGTAATATTACATTCTTTTTATCGAAAATTCTGTTAGCCATATTAAGCAGTACCTCCTCAAAATCAAATAAAGCGCATAATAATATGTCCTTTTCATCGCCGTCTCTACACATCATTATAATATTTTACCATAAAGCCCTACATTTTACCATCCGCAAAAGAGCAAGAAAAAAAGCCAATCAGGAATCTCAACTCCCCCTCGGCATCTTTTCTGACTCCTCTTCATTTTTACATTCAATCTCCGTTCCGTCCAGAAATACCACCAGCAATGTTCCATCCGCTCCCCCTTGATATGAACCAATGTTTTCAGCATGAAATCCGTATCCATCTCCTTCAATGGTTCTGCTCAATCAGTGTATTCGATAAACTTCTCTGTCCGATAACCTTCTAACAGGTTCTCGCTCTACAACTGCTCTGTCCACTGTTGCATGAAAACCTCTCGGTTCTCCGCCAGTGTATTCCATACTATCAGATAGGCCTTTATTAATGTTTTTTCCTTCACATGTCGGTTAACACATCCCATGACCCCTTTACCTTGTACCGCTCACTGCATTGCCATACCTTTCGGTCAACTCCCGTGCTACTCCGCCATACCTTCCTTGCAAATATCTTATTGCACTCTCCACACACTATCTTGGATGCAAATAGATTGCTTTCCGTCCTATATGAATAAGAATTTGTTCCATGCTCCTCAAGGTACTTTTTTCTACGTTTAATCTCAAGCTGAACGCATTTCCATATCCGCGTATGTGATTGTCAATAAAAAAGTCCCATTTTTATCGGAGAAAATTCCCCACTTATTT